GAGCTACGGCTTATCGACCTTACTATCAGGATGTTCACCGAGCCGGTGCTGGTGTTGGATAAGGGTATCTTGGCTGCGCATTTGGATAACGTACAAGCCAAAAAAGAAGAGCTTATGGCTAAGCTTAACTACGACAAGTCGGAGTTGATGAGCAACCCGAAGCTAGCGGAACTGTTGGAGTTTCATGGTGTGTCCCCGCCCATGAAGGTGAGCGCCAAGACAGGTAAGGCAGCATTCGCCTTCGCCAAGAGTGATGAACTGTTCAAGGCACTGCTCGACCACCCCAATCCACAAGTGCAAGCCATCGTCGCTGCGCGGCTGGGCGTGAAGTCTACACTTGAGGAGACGCGGACCGAGCGGTTCGTAGCTATTGCTGACCGGGGACCATTACCAGTTCCACTACGCTACTACGCAGCCCATACAGGCAGGTGGGGTGGCGACGACAAGGTGAACCTGCAGAACCTACCGCGCAAGTCGCCGCTCAAGAAGTCCATGCTGGCACCAGAGGGGCATGTGTTTATCGACTGTGACTCGTCGCAAATCGAAGCGCGGACCTTGGCGTGGCTAGCTGGGCAGGATGACTTGGTTGAAGCCTTCGATAAGGGTGAGGACGTCTATAAGATTATGGCCTCGTCCATCTACGAAGTGCCTATTGACAGGGTGACGGATGACCAGCGGTTCGTGGGTAAGACCACCATCCTTGGCTGTGGCTACGGTATGGGTAGTTCGAAGTTCCAAGCGCAGCTTAAGACATTCGGTGTAGAACTGGACTCAAAAACCTGCGCACATATTGTGTATAAGTACAGGGACCAGTTTAGCCAGATACCGTTACTGTGGGCGCAGGGGGACAAGGCTCTTGAGGCGCTTATGTCTACGTACACTGCGCCACTTGGTGAACATGAAGCCCTGCTAGTCGATATGTTTGGGGTAAGACTGCCAAATGGCATGTACTTAAGGTACGATAACCTACGTAAAGAGCGAGACCCGAAGTCAAGCCGTGACCAGTATGTCTACGATGTCAAGAAGGGTCGGGCTACGTTACCTACGTACATATACGGTGGGAAGCTTATAGAGAACGTGTGCCAAGCCTTGGCCCGTATCATTATCGGTGAGCAGATGCTGATGATTGCACGGCGCTATCGTGTGGTGATGACCGTGCATGACGCCGTTGGTGTAGTCGCCCCCATAGAGAAGGCTGACGAAGCACGTGCGTTTGTAGAGGCGTGTATGCGCATGCGGCCCAAGTGGGCCACAGCGTTACCGTTGAATTGTGAGAGCAAGAAAGGAGCAAGTTATGGCGGATGAACCGCACGACGCAGTTAAGCTGCTACTTGCACGGATGGATAGCCATCCCGAAGAGTTTAGGCTTAAAGACCCATCGTACCATGACCGGTGGTATAACCACATGAGCGCAATAAACACCTACGGAAATGAGGCTGACATAGCTGCACTTAATGCAAAGGTACGTGATATTCGTATGGCTGAAATCCATGAGCAGATTATGGACGAGTTGCTTAACGGCGACGAGCGCCGTGCGCAGGAAGAGAAAGAGAATGAGTATGAGCGTCACCTTGCACAGTCAGTACAGCATATGAAGCAGCAGCAGCAGCAGATGGCAGCGCAGCAGAGCGCCTTAGGCCAGTATCAGAATGCCATGGGGCATCTAGGCTCGTACCAGAACCAAGCGTCAGCTACAGGGCTAGTGGGCCAGTCCCCAACCCGTATTTTGATGGATGAGTACGTCAACAATGGCACCATCAATGCGGCTAAAATCGAACCTACCCTTTCGTCTTCTGCAATTAACCAGATTAAGAAAGCATTAAAACTGTAACCAAAGAAGGAGCAATACCATGAGTACCACAGCTATTATACGTCCGAACACTCGGAAAGAAGAAGTCTTAAACATGTTGCGGCGTAACGCCAACAGCACGACTAAAGAACTCTCCGCCCTGATGCCCCATTTGGACATAGACCACATATCCCACGCTATCAGTTCGATGGCGAATAAGGACATAGTGTTCGTGACAGGTAAAAAGCGCGAGGAGGGTCCATCAGGTCGAGTTACGACACACCGTGCATACTCCGTAAAGTACAAGAAAGAAGAGTGTGGGAAGTCGTCACAGGCGAAACCACAGTCAACGCCGCAGGTTGATATACTCAATGACCTTATCAAGACGTTGAAGGCTGAGAGAGACGCGCTGGAGCAGTGGAAGCAAGCTGCACTAGTTCGTTATCCAGAGTTAAGCGCAGACCCAGTAGTGCTCCAAGCACGGGAACTTGTGGCTGCGGAGGCGCTGGCTAGCGGTGACTTCCAACTTGCGAACGCGACACGTGCAGGTCTCAGAGACGACATGATATACGTGCGGTCAGTGATTAGGGCTTTAAGAGCAGGAGAGTAGAAATGGAGTATGTAATAGCAATAGCAGTGTTTGTAGTGGTTCTATCTTTCTACGGGCTTGGCCGGATAAGCAGATACTGGGACATCAAGAGCCTTAAGCAAGAGAACGAACGCCTCAACGCCGAACTAAGGGTGCTAACAAAGCGCGACTCCAAGGGTCGCTTCACAGGGGGCAAGTAGTGCCAATAGTAAAACGGACTAGCCGCGTGTGGACACCTGAAATGGACACAGAGTTGTTGGGTTATTACGAGCATGGCCTAAGGCCAGCTTACATGGCGGAACGGATGGGGCTTACGATAGCTTCGGTCGAAGGCCGCTATCGGAAACTTAAAAAGAAAGCAGAAACAAATGACTGAAGAAAAACGACCAAGCTTGATGATTGCCACCCCCATGTATGGGGGCATGTGCACGGGACACTATGTGCAAGGTCTACTTATGACCATGAACAAGATGCGCGAGATTGGTGTCAACGTAGCATGGTGCCAGATTATGAACGAGAGCCTCATCACACGGGCACGTAACGATTTGGCACGGGTATTCCTTGAGAGTGACCATGACTACCTCATGTTCATCGACGCTGACATCGGCTTTGACGAGGAGGCCATTGCGCACCTCATGCTGGCCGACAAGGATATCGCATGCGGTATCTACCCTAAGAAAGAAGTGAACTGGGACAGCGTCAACCGCGCTGCACTTGCGGGTAAGACTGACCTTGCTAACCACGCCGGAGCCTTTGTGTTTAACATGGTGGGTGGAGCCAACGTGGAGACCGACGAGGCAGGCTGTATCGAAGTGCGGCATGGCGGCACAGGCTTCATGCTAATCAAGCGTGGTGTTTTCGAGGCGCTTGCGCCTCATGTGCCAACCTACCGCACATCATCGTTCAAAGACCCAGAGACCGGCGAGTACCAGAAGCCGTTAACCCACGAGTTTTTCGCTACCAGCATCGACGACAGCGGCGCGTTGCTAAGCGAAGATTACCATTTTTGTGAACTGTGGCGTAACCACGGTGGCAAAATACACGCCCACCCGTTCATCAAGCTACATCATGTAGGCACGTATGTGTTTGGTGGTGATATCCTGCAGAGCGGCGGCAACCTCAAGTGAAGGAGCAAATGAAATGAGTATGAGAAAGAAAGTCATAGCAGATAACGTTATAAAGCTGCTGAAGAAGGGCTATTCGCCCAAGGAAGTCACCGAGCGTATGGCGGTAAGCTACAACTACGCATGGAAGTTGAAGAAAGATTTAGAGAAAGCGGCGAAAGAAGCCGTAGCTGAAGTCAAAGAATGGGTCGAAGAGAAAGTCGAACCCAAACCCGAACCCGAAGTCAGTGGGGTGGGTAAGGTCTTAGACGCAAGGGCGGAACAATATGGTTCGTTCATGCAGTCTTCGGATACGGTTATCAGGATTAAGAGCATTCTACACAATGTGGTGGCTCGTAACGAAGTGCCCCTATACCCTGACCAGCTACAGGCGTTGGATATGATTGCGACCAAGATAAGTCGCATCGTGCATGGCAACCCAAACCACCTAGATAGCTGGATTGATATAGCCGGATATGCTACGTTAGTGGCTGACCGTCTCCAAGGGAAAACCAGATAACATGACAGCGTGGTCCTATAGTAGCATCAAGACCTTCGACCAGTGTCCGAAGAAGTACTTTCACCTCAAGGTGATTAAGGACGTAAAGGACGACCCCGGTGAGGCAGCTATCTATGGGACCAACGCGCACGAAGCAGCCGAGCATTACATCAAGCACGGCACACCTATACCAGAGAAGTTCAGCATCATGCGGCCCGTCGTGGAAGTGTTGGCCCAGTTTCCGGGCGAGAAGCACACCGAGCTGAAGCTAGGCGTAAAGAAAACGGATACTGGTTACGAACCATGCGGCTTCTTCGATAAGGACGTATGGTGGCGTGGCATTGTCGATTTGCTCATCACGAACGGCACAACTGCCCACATGGTGGACTACAAGACAGGCAAGAACGCCAAGTATGCGGACATGAAGCAGCTAGACCTGATGGCTGGCGCGGTGTTCGTGCACTACCCAGAGATAACCAAGGTTAAGTCGGGGCTGGCGTTTGTGGTGTCCAACGAGTTTCCTAAGAAGACCCACAAGCGCGAGCACTTGGATACGTACCTATCTGTGTTTGATAATCAGCTAGAACAGCTTGAGGCGAGTATGGAAAATGGTGTATGGAACGCAAAGACCAGCCCGTTGTGTGGTTGGTGCCCAGTTAAAAGCTGTGAGCATTGGAAACCACGGAGGCATTGATGGCAAGGGATTACAAAGCCGAGTACGATAAATACCACGCTCGTCCAGAGCAGAAAAAGAACCGTGCTTCGCGCAATGCGGCCCGTGCCAAGATG